ATCAACTACTTCAGATGTTCTTGCTCTATCAACGTGGACATTTGTATTTGCTAATGTCTCGATCTCATAACCTCGTACGTATGCTTTCGAAGGCTCAACAACAGTAGTTAGCTTCGTAGCATCAGGACTTGAGGCTTGATGTGTTTTAACAGTAGCTTTAAATGGATTAACATAGTAGTTACCTGATTCATCAAATGTTCTACGTGCTAATTCATCTTCGAGCACATTATAATCAGCTGTTCTCGCATTCTTTGTAATAATACCAGACTCTAATCGAGCAATAAGAACAAAGTTACCAGAGCTTGCATTGACTGCTTGAGAAGATAACGCTGCTGTAATAGAATAACGATGTGCACCTGGAGCAGACTCATTAGGAGTGCCAGTAGCATTATCATTGAGAGATGAATCAGTACCTGAACTAACAAGAGATTCTGTAACAAGTAAGCCAATATCAAATGATACATCAGAAGAGTATTTGTTTAAAACAATTGTGCTTGCTTTGACCGTAACGAAGTGTCTCTTAATATAATAGATACCATCTTCGATTGAAACGATTGAACCAAATCCTACTGGAGTTTTACCATTCGCATCATTAGAACTTGCAACTGTAGCTGTCTTACTTCCTGTAGCTGTTAACGAGGCACCGGCCGCAAATACTGCACCTGAAATATATTGTACAAATAGAGTAATTGAGTCATCGCCACTTGCTAATGTAGCATGAATAACACGAGCAACATTAGTACCATCAGAGTATTCAGTACCAATAATGTCTGCAACTGCACTTGTGTTACATGCTGATAATCTTACATAGTCAATTTTATTATGTAGATGTACTGCTCCTGGTACAACAACCGAACCATCTTTAAATATGTGATCTCCTGTAGCAGAGATCTGATGTTGTAAAGATGATTGCAGTTGAGTTAACTCTCGTGCTTGTACCGCCTTACCGGGTCTAAATAATATCCTTTGATATTGTTCTTTAGGACTGAGCGTGTTGCCTGATGCAACCGACTCAAAGTCGTCCCAATATGGTTCTACGTTAAATGCTATTGCCATGTCTCTATCCTATTTAAAATGCGATTACTAATCTTATTGTTTCTACTTGTCCTGTTCCACGTGTTGTAGCTGTTCTATTCTCTACAAACATTACATCACCTTGATGATGATTAATAAGAGGTGCAGCTACAGCTGAGATTTGATTACCAGCACCTGATGAACCAGTTGCTCTCGTCAAATGCGAAGTAGTAAATGTACCGAACCCAGTAGTTTCGTTTTGTATATAATGTAATACACCGCTTGTGTTATTGTATTCTACAACGATGCCTTTAGCACCAACTGTACCACCTGTATGACCTTCAAATGCAAAGTCAGCCACATATGTAGATGCCAATGAAGCAGGAATCGTTACACTCTTACATGTATTGTATGCACTTGCTTCTGCAACTTGTGCAATAGTACCTGTGCTTGAACCAGAGATTGTTGTAACAAGAGCTTTAAAGATTTCACCAACAACTGGATTACCAGATGTAGATCCTGCAGTTGCAAAGTTAGCATCTGTAGTATTACCTTTTGTTAAGATCTTATAGAAGTTACCTACAACCATTGAGTTTGTGGCTGAGATCGTTGCACTCTCATTTGCTTTCTCAATAGGGTTTTTAACAACTGCTATTTGTCTAAAGTCATTTGAATCTGGAATTGTACCTGATTCATCACCAGTAAATACAGTATTGACTGTTACATAGTGTGCTCTTAAATCATTAGTAGGATCTTTACCAAATCCACCAATTGGTCCAATCACTGGTCTTACTGCACCGTTTGAACCTGAACCACCAGTTATAGTAACTGTAGCATGACGATAACCTGTACCAACGTTAGTCATTGTAATACCTGTGATCGCTCCACCAGATACCGTAGCTGTCGCTGTAGCACTTGAACCATTACCTGAAATTGTTACCGTAGGCGCTGATGTATATCCAGTTCCTGCATTAGTAATTTTCATATTATAGATTGCTCCATCAACAGCATTGCCTTGTACTGACCACTGATTAGTCAATGCAGTATCAGCTCCACCTGCTGGTGCTTCTGCTATACGTCTTACTGGTATAAATGATGATGTTAAGAATTTAGTTACATCAGCTGTTGGGACTGTATACATGTATTTCCATATATAACCATCTGATCCACTATGATTGATAACACCTGATGTTTGAACACCTGTGTCGTCAGGGTTAGTAGTAGAAGCTCCTGCTCATGCCTTTAAACACATATAAACATTATTATTCGCTGAGATAACGAAATATTTTTTGCTTTCTATGTTTGTATCTTGATCATCATATTCTATATAAGTTGTACCAGATACCCATAGATATCTTGGTGCACTATGAACAATGTCTCCAGCATCAACTCTCTTCATGGCGAACATGTTTTCCCATAAAGTATGTGATGCGTAGTCATTTTCATATGGGGTATCTGGAACAGAATCATCTGCCCATGCATTTGGCCGTCCCAAGGCCATATAGAATTGATTATCACTTAGACTTTCTACAAACTTATTCGTTGAATCCAGTCTGAATTTACTTGTGATTATTGCTGCCATGTCTTTTCCTTTGTTTTATGAAATAACGAGTGAACTAGCTCCACCCATTCCGAATTGCGTTGTTATATTGTTATTTATACTATCTTCCAGTGTCCAATGAGCTAAATCTGAGTTCGGACCCAAATATCTAAACTTCATATTATCCCAATGGTTTTGCATACCTATCTTACTAAGTTCTGAACTTCCATTAGTAAAGTGAGTATACGATTTCTCTAATATGTGCGAGTTGAAACTTACTGGTCCAACTTGGAATGCACCGATGTTAAAGCTAATTTCACCAACTGGTAATTGATTACCAAGCTGTGCTTGTGTATTTCCTTGATTGAGTACTTTAATTAATATAGCAATCTCACCAAAGAACTTAAATCCTGCTGGATGGATCAATCTTGTAAATGCATTACTCCAATCAGAAATGTTTGAACCAGTTTTTAATACGTATGAAAACTTTTGATAGTAATAAGAGTCTTGAATAAACTTTTTATCTGATAAGAATCCATCGTTATTGGTAAACAAACCCTTTGGATATGTTCTTACAACATCATTGTTAGCTAAAGCAGTTGTAAATGTTAATTTGTATTTAGTAGTTGTATCTGAATATACAGTCTCAGTATAATCTGTGCCTGGAGTTTTAAATGAGTTATTAACAAATACAATATCATCATCTAAAAATATAGCATTACCTGCATCATTATTTCCAGCTACTTCAGTTGGTGTACCAGATATTGTAATCGTATTCGTAGGTGTAAATTGTGTCCTATCAGCCTGAATAGCGGCCGCTTGATCCGTCCAGTTTCCATCAGATGGAACAAGTAAATCTACGAATGGAAAATATGTTTCTACTTCGTCATCGTATATAACACGAAAGAACGATGTGATTGATTCAGGTGTACCTCTACTTCTATAGAACTCGATTAAGTGCTTATAGAATGTTCTTGGATTTGTAGCGAAGTCTCTTGGTACAGCAATACCAATTTCGTTCTGCAACTCAGTAAGTAGATTCTCCTCAACATAATCAATATCTCTTTGAATATCTAATGAGTTAAGATAAAAAGCTGCTTCGTTTGAACGTTCTAAATATAATGCATATGTCTTAAGAAAATTAACCAGATCAGGAAATGAAGTCTCAACATGATCGGGTACTAAGTCATCTATGTATGACGATATATTATATTTTCCAAGAGTATTTGACATTAATAACCGCTGCTTGTTGTAGTGTAATCAATACCAGCAGTTGTACCGCCAGTAGCCATTGTATCTATCTCACCTGAAATAGTAGCTGTTGAAGTATTAATATCTAATAACACATTTCTTGCAGGCGATACATCAGTACTCGCTGGTTTAACCGTGACATCGATCGTAGTTTGCCCTGTAGGTAGTGCTGTTGGATTAAATGAGTTAAGAGTAATCGTACCGGCAGTTTCATTTACTGATCCAGCATTCGTATCTAATACTAAGCCTCCTGAGTCAACTACTTGAATGATACGTGTATCCGAAGTTGAATCATAAAAGTCTTTTAGCTTTGCTTGAGCTGTGCCATTAAATGTAAATGTATTTGATGTTACATAAGAACCAGTTGAAGAACTCGTACCATCTAAATCAGTTAATGCTTGATTAAACTTTAATGA